AGGGGTGACGTCCTGCAAGAAGGGTCTGGGCTCGGTGAAGGTGGCGTCGGCCCACCATGAGCCTCGTGATAGATGGGAAAAAAGGGCTCTGGTGTAGGCTGTCGTGCCGGTAAATCGTTCGATGGCGGTGACGCGAGTAGTTTCAAAGGGTTGAATGGTTGCTGGCAGATGGCAATCGGGGAATTCGTAGGTGACGCCCTCTCCGTCTGGGGACATGAGGAAGCTGCGGAGCGCTTCGAAGTGGAATGTTGGAGTGAGCGTAGTGCGAAATAAGTTTAGGTGGTTATAGGGAGTAGCAGACTGCCGGCCTGCCAGAACTATGACGATTCGGTTCATGGATGCGTCAAAGGTAGCGCCGATGCCGAAGGTGGCCAGTAGGGGGTGGTTGCCGTCGTTCCAGTCGGCTGCGTCAACGGCCTGGGTGTCGGTATTGACCACGAGGCGAGCGATTCGGGCTGGGGTTGTGCTGCGGATGGCGAAGCAGACGACGTTGATGCCGGTGCCCCACCAGGCGGCGGCCATGGAGACGACCTCAGTGAAGGTGGAGAGTTGCGAGGTTGTCCAGGTGGTGCCGTGGTCATGGCTGAAGCGTCTCCACAGGACGTTGCCGGTGGTGCGGTAGAAGATATAGACACGGGCTCCCTGGGCTGCGATAGCACAAGGCCCGAAGCAGTCGGTAGCGATTTGAGTCCATGTTGAGTATGGAGATCCTGCGCCAGGTGTGGTGATGCGCTGATAAAACAGGGCGTTGGCGGCATCGGCTCGGATGCGGTGCATGTTTCCCTGGCCGTCGAAGGCGATGCCGTGATGGTTGTGGGGTTCTGTGCCGGTGTAGAGGCGAGTCCAGTGCAGTCTGTGAATTCCCTGGTGGAAGTCACGGACTTCGACCTGGATAAAGGGGATGCGGGCGGGTCGCTGCTGGGCGGCTAGGAGGGTTGAGGATAAGGTTCTCATGAATCAGAAGCCAGAATCCAGAAGTCAGAATTCAGAAGAAGACCTCCTGGATGATCCTTCCGAGAAGGATGGCGATGGCAAGCCAGGCGAGGACGCCGACGGCTCGACCGAATAGGTAGTAGTGGTATTCGTCGGCGACTTGGTTGGTGAGGTCCTGGGAAGCGAGCTTGAATCGTGGTGGCCAGGGGCAAAGCACTTCGCAGAAGCCGATGGCGAATGCGTGCCATTCGCGGTAGCAGTCGAGAAAAGCCTTGAAGTGAACACCTTTTAACATAAGTCAACAAAAATTAAAAATTAAAGATAAAAAATCAAAATGACAAAGCAAAAATAACCAAATAACCTAATCTCTTAATCTCCTTTCATGGGCGTGGGTGACAGTGCGTTCGGCGAACCACCACGTTATGAGCGGGATCGCCAGTGCCAGGAACCATTCGGGGAGCGAAATGCCGCTGGTGACGGCGTGGGCGATGACGGCGGCGAAGAGGATGGTCACCACTGGTCGAACGATGGCTCGGGAAAGTGCTGAAAAAGCGTCTAAAGTGTCTTTTTTGGTCGGTTTTTGCTCATTTTCCACGTTCAAATCTCCTCAAACGGCTCTGGGAGGCTCGAATTTGCCTCTTTTTCCGTTTTGTGGCCATTTACACGTCTCAAGTGTCTCTCCTCTGGCCTTTTTCGGTGATTTTCCAGAAAAAAGGCTAAATTAGCACCGCCAGGGCGTCGGGAACGGGTCTTTTAGCCTCTTGGTAGTGCTCAGCAAGGTGTCGGGCGGTTTCAACGATGGTCTCAGGGGGCGCTGGGAAGGGTGTCCCGTCCGTTCCTGCTAACAGGGCAACGATATAAGGCATAACTATCCAGTCGACGGCCATGTCCGCCGTGTGGTGACGCAGTTTCCAGGTTTTGGGGTCGTCTGGGTCGCCCACGATGGCGAAACGCCTTCTGTCTTCTGTCTTCTGTCCTTCACCTTGTGAAGGACTGGCTTCTTTTTTGGGTTGTTTCATGGTTTACCTCCTTAAAAGAATAGGGCTATTCTGGGTATATGGCTGAGAGAAGCGGTGGCGCCTGCCGGGAAGGTAGCAGGCAGGGGCGCGAAGGTAAAGGAAACGGTAAAGTGGGCTGAGGCGGCGGTGTTGAGGGCGGTTGAGAAGCCCAGTAGTGACCAGCTTGTACCGACTGATGAGGCAGCGATGGCTGGTGTGGCGTTGGCGACCAGGACAAGCCAGTAGAGGGTATTAGCGGCGATGGGGACACCGAGGCCGGTGATTTCGCGGAAGCCGGCAGTGTCTGAGGCGACGATGCCAGCGTCGAGGATAAGGCTGCCGGGGTAGATACTGCCATCGTCTTGATAGATGCCTAATCTGATACTGCCGGTGGCAGCGGTGACGACACTGCAGGCGATCCTGGTGGCGGTGCGGGGGATAGGGGAGATGAAGGGGACGGCATAGAGGAGGTTAGCGGTGAGGGTCATGTTGACGTGAGTGCCGGAGGGGAAGGTGTGATAGCGGGAGGCGCGGAGGAAACGGGTGAGGGCAAAGAAGTCGCCGCCCGGTGGCGTCCCGCCTGGCCAGGTGGCGATGATGACGGCGTCTCGGATGTTGCCGCCGGGGATAGCGACGATAACACGGTTACCGATAACGAGAGAGGAGCCAGGGATAGAGACAGAGATAGGGATATCGTCGAGGTAGGTAGTCAACGAGCCTGCCAGTTGGACGTTGGCTCGGTGAGTGACTGAGTTGAAGGTTTTGAGGATGGCGAGCTCTAACATAAAATCAAAGATTAAAAATAAAAAATAAAAATGACAGATTAAAAGTTAAAAATTCCAAACTCACCTAGTCTCCTAATCACCAAATAACCTAATCACCTAATCTCCAGATTCGTCGGTAAACATCTGTCGGGTGATGTGGCGGCTAGAGCGGGAGGCTGATTTGAGCTGCTTGTTATAGAGCTGTAGGCGTTGTTCCCCCCATAGCTTGTATGAGGTCGTGCCGAATCTGCCAGAGATAGTGGCTCGGTCAACTAAGGCGGCCGAGGCTGACATGGCTAAGTAGCCGGTAGCGCCTAAGACGATGATTTCGTCATGGTGCGCTGGGATAGTAGTGGAGCCCGCTGCGATGGTGTGGAGGCGTAACCATCGCACGCGGGCATTAGTGCCGTCGCCTCTGTCTCGCATGAAGAGACGACCGGCAAAGCGCTCATGGCGCTGGACGGATGGTGGCCATTGGCCGATGGGGAATTCGACGGAGACAACCTGGAGCAAGCCCGTAAGAGAGGTGATGATCAGCTCTTCGCTGCCGTTGGTGGTGGCCAAGTCGGTTTGCTGTTCTAGCGGAGCGTGGACGGAGTATTCTTCGACTACTCGCTGGATAGCAGCGTCGATCTCGGCGTCGGTCCACCGCTGGGGAGCGGCGGTGTCCTGGAGGTCCTGTCGGACTCGGGTGCGCAGTTCAACTAAGTTCATATCAATCAGAAGCTAGTCCTTCACAAGGTGAAGGACAGAATCTCTGTCTCTATCTCCTTTCTCTATCTCCTTTCTCTATCTCTAATATCTCCATTTGGTGGCGAGGTAGTTTCGCTGGTTTTCTTGAGGGGTTAACGCTCGGTTGTAGATGTGGACTTCGCCGATGAGGCCGTTCCACGGATGTAAGCTTGGTGTAGGGAAGCGACCTATATAAAACCCCGGACCGGCTGATACCGCTGCAGCTTGGTTTGTTGCTGATGAGACTACGATGCCATCTCTGAAGATTCTGGTTACTCCTGCTAGTCGGTTTATGGCGATGTGATACCATTGCCCTATTACCCAGGATAACGGTGGTGAGAGTTGGACTACCTCTGCTATTTCCAGGTATATTGCCGCTGATAGCCCACCGTTATCGAGAGTGAGATCTAAGTGTCTGCGGGGCGTACTTAGAGTGATTAGTGCTCTGTGGTCTCCCACTAAAACGTCTGGGCGAGCCCAAGCCTCCATGGTAAAATCACCAGTCCCGAAGTTAAACGCAGGACTAGCTGGTGTCTGTATAAAATCATCCACCCCATCAAGACTTCTGCCGTGTAACGTCCATACTGAACCAAAGTTGGTGCAGAGGTGTCCGTAGGCATCTTTAGACATAAAGGCAGCGCCGTCGAGGTCGTAAAGGGGCAAGTTAAGGACCAGGCTGGGGTCGGTGATATTGCGACCGACCTGGTATTCAGGGTCTTGGAAGTAGAGTCCGGTTTTGATTTTAGTCATGGCTTAGACCACCCGATAGACTACTCTGGCGTAGGATGAATTTTTGACTCTGGCTCGGCCCTGGTTGGCTCGGCTGGTGCGGAACTGGAGTCGGACTTCAAAGGGGACGGCGTTAAGGCTGGCGGAGATGGCAGCAAAGCCGCTTCTGGTCCTCTCATAGTTGGTATCAGCTTCACTGGCAGCCTCGGTAACTTCGGGATGGAGAGCGACCCAGGTGCCGCCAAGGTTTCGGGCTTGCCACTGCCAGCGGAGGTTGGTGGGGAGCCCGGTGGCACCGATTTGCCTAAACCAGGCGGTGAGGCCGAACTCGACGATGATGATGCGGCCGGTAAGGATGGGGTCAACGAGCTTAGTGAAGACATCGGTGAGGACGTCAGCGGCGCCGCTGGTAATCTCAGGTCTCCACTGGATGCCGTCGGCGGTGAGGTCAGTCGAAACAAGGCGGTCTGTGAAGTCAGTAAAGAAACCAGCGCGGACGGGTATTTCATCGGGACCAACGATAATAGCTCTCATTGTCATAATTCACCTTCCAACAGATAGAGATCTGAACAGATAGAGACAGAGAGGAGAGACAGAGAACTACCTATCTCTATCTCTATCTCTATCTCCTTTCTGTTTAGCTATCTCCTTTCTGTTTAGTCTCTCACTCCTGTTAGCATGGCAGCTTTGACGATGCTGAAATTGGCCAGTCCGCAATACCACTTGATGCGGGTGCGGTTGGCGTCCCTGGTCTCAAGAGGTCCAAGCCGTTCGACCTGGAGCATCTCGGGGCTGGTGAGTCCAGCGACAGCGCCCTCTCCTAACTGCATGGCGAAGATGGCCGAGCAATCGGTGGAAGCGCCGACGGCGTAGTTATCCCTGACCCAGTCGGAGATTGCCACGGGGATGCCGTTGTAGTATTCGACCTGTTCTCCGAGCTTGCCTTCTCCGATGATAAGATTGGTGCCGGAGGCACGGGCCAGGGCGACAATGCGGCGTCGGCTGCGTCGGCTCATTAAGAGCAAATCGGGCTTCCCGCCTCGGACCTGGTCAATGAGCCGGTCGAGGCTGGACAGCGCCAGGGTGGCGCCGTTGGCTCCTGAACCGAGGTGGTTACCGAGACGGGTTGTCCAGGTGACGCCGCCGTCGACCACGGTAGCGCCCTCGACAGTGGGCCAGGTGGGCTGGGCAGTGCCGGTGGTGCCTGCCACGGTGGCTTCGTAACGGAAGCTGTTCTCGAGTCCGGCGGTGGGGACACGGAAAGCTCCGAGTGCGATGGCGGTGGAGGCTGCCCAGGGGACGCCTCTGATGATGGTAAAGAGTCCGTCGAACTGGTTGGGGTTGACGCCGTTATCGCCGTTGAGGAAGGTGTTCTCGAACTCGTGTCGGACGGACTTGGCTGTTAGTTCGATAACGGCTGCCTCGAGGTCCTGGACGTTGCTCCTGGTGGCTTTAAGGAAGTTGTCGACATCGGCGTCGACACCGAGCACTCTGAGGCTGGTGGTTACTTCCTCGAAGGTGGGCGGGCTGGCTGACCAGGTACCGGTGACGGGGGCGTGCCAGGCGGCAACGGGTAGGGAGCGCTCCCGGTTGTAGCGCAGGCTGTTGCCGGTGATCTGGATGAAGGGGAGGTTCTGAAGGATGGGGCTATCACGGACAATGGATTCGATGATGCTTCGTAAGAGGACATCGGTTGCCAGTCTACTGGCTTCGACTAAAGTTATGCTCATAGTTCTCCTTTCTAGTGGTGATTAGGTTATTGGGATATTAGGATATTCATTTAGAGATTAGGATATTGGGTTATTCATTTAGAGATTAGGATATTAGGTTATTAGGATATTAAGCTTAATTACCCAATCACCTAATTACCCAATCACCTCTTTCAATCACCTAATCTCCTAATCACCTCTTCGTTGTTGTAGTCCTGCGGCGATCTTCTCTCTGGGTGATAGGGCGTCGAGGGAGATCCCGCCACGGGTTGGTGCACCTGCTGGGACCTTAGTTTCCTTAGCCTGGGCTTCGAGGGAAGCTTTGACAGCGGTGGCAATGGTTAAAGCTTTAGCCAGGGTAGCGTCAATCTCGTCGATGGTGCTGCCGGTGATAACGTCGGCAGGGATAGTAGGGTTAGCAGATTTGACGGCAGTGAGGTATTTAGCAACGGCCTTAGTGTGGGCGTCTTTGAGCTTATTGAGGTCGGCGGTTAGAGCTTCGCCCTTCTGCTGGGCTTCGTCCTTCAGCTGAAGGACTTCGCTTAAGGCTTTCTCGAGCTCGGCGATGGTTTTGTCCTTTTTCGCTATCTCTGTCTCTATCTCTATCTTTTTCTTTCTCTCCGCCTCGAGCTCAGCCTTGATAGCGGCTAAGTCGTCTGTCGCAGGGGCACCGTTGGGTTCGGGCGCTGGGGTCTGTTCGGACTTCTGTTCTTCTGGCAT